TGCGTTTAATATCAATTTAAAAATAGTAAGAAAAAAATAATTTAAAATTATAAGAAAAATTTTAATTTTATAAAAACATAAACATTTTTATGAAATTTTCAATATTTTTATGAAAATAATAATATTAATATTTTATTGTTATATATTTTAAATAATATTGTTATTGAATATTATATTTATTATAAAAATAATATTTTTTTAAAAGTTTATAAAAAATATATAATTTTAATTTATAATATTATATAATACTATATTGATACAATAATATATATATATTAAATATTATTGATTAATATTAAAAATACGGAACACGGAGTATAAAAAATATTAATTTTAAATATTTTTATAAATTAAAAAATGAATTAAATTTATAAAAAATAAGATCGGCATTTCCAAAATTACTTTTCAAAACGGCACTTTTTTTTTGTTCCATATTCCGTGTTTTTATAAAAATAAATCGCAAGTTAATATTTTTTATTATTTCAATAATTTATTAATAAAATTTTAGTATATATATATTTTATATATTTTTTAATAAAAATGAGATAAAATATATTTTTATCAATATAAAAATATATATTTTATTTATTGATTTAAATACAAAAAAATAATTAATTTTTATAAAAATATATTATAAATTTATATAAAAACACGGAATTTAGAAAAAAATCATTTTTTTATATAAATTTTTAAATATTTTATTTAAAAAAACTATATTTTTAATATATATTTTATATTTTATTTAATTGTACAATTATTGATTATATATTTTTTTATGTAAAATAAAAAATTTATTGATATAAAAAAATTAAATTTCACGGAATGTATAAAAAATTTAAAAAATTATAGTTTATTTATAAATATATACTATATATATATGAATAAAATTAAATTATCAAAAAGTAATTCTATAAAATCTGGATTTCCTCCATATAATATATATTTATATAAAGTTGGTACTACTATGACAGGTAAAAAATGGAAAATTATATATAATTACAAAAATTAATAATAAAAAAAATGGGTAATAAGTGATTTTTATAAAGAATATAAAAAATCTGAAAAAAAACTTATTAAATTAATGAAAAAAAGTATAATCAAATTTAATTATAAACCTTATGAAAAAAATAAATTTTTTTTTAATGGAATAGATGTATCTTTACCAGAATCATCAATAACATATGATAATAGAAAAAATATTTCATTTATTGCTCCATATGAATTTAGAAGATTATGCTGTTTATCAGAATATTATAAATATGTAATAAATACCGGAGATGATGTATTACACCTAATTTAAGAAAAATGGGACAATTTTGTCATAAATAAGATATAATTGCACCTTAAAGGAAGGCATGGTAAGACTTGACCCTGAACTTTGTTTTGCCCTGTTCTGGATGGGTTTATACCTTTTATTGATTTTTTTATTATTTTTTTAAATACCCAATTCTTTAAATGTTTCACTTTAGTGTTAGAAATAGGCATGTGTCTAAGGAATAATGAAGGGTTGTGACGACCTTCTCAATATTCTTCTATAAAACAATATGTTTTATTTCACATTTAGGATGAATAATCATTAACGTTAGACCTCGTTTCATTTTCATAATATTTATTATTAATATATCTTTAAATACTTTTATTTATTATAAAATATAAACTGTCCCATTTTTTATAAATTAGGTGTAATTAAAGATAAAAAAATAATAAAAACTTCATATTTTTTTAAGTTAAATATTGATGCAAAAATATGGAGTGATTTTAATAAAGAATGTAAAATGTATAAAAAACAAATGAATGAATTTTTAAAAAAAATAAAATATTAATTGATAGTTTAAACAACAAGCAGAAAAAATATATATTAAAAAATTATATTTGTAAATAATCTTTATCAGTGTGTTATTCTTTATCAACTTAAATCTTTCGAATTTTCTAAAGTATAATAAATTTAATTACGTCAATTTTTACTTAATATACAATGAATTTATGCATAGATAAAGATCTATTTTCTGGAGTTTACGAAGGAAAATAGTTTTTTATATTTTCTATATTGATATTTTATAAAATAATAAATGAAAAAAATACAATTATCCAAAAGTTCTTTCCCAAATAGCATCTTCTGCCATTTTCTGACCTTCTTCTTTACCAAATTTTTCTGTATAAATTTTAGTTATATTATTATTCATTTCTACTTGAGAATGTCTATGTGCTTCTGCTACTTCACTTGTTAATAGAGATACTCCTACAACAGTACCAATGACTGCTCCAGGAGGTCCTCCATAAATTGCACAAGTTGTTCCAACTGTTGCAAGTCCTGAACGAACTAAATTTTCCGTTCCAGAACGTGTTCTGAATGAATCATTAAAATTACCATATGCATCTGTAACAACATTAGTAACTACAGATGATGGATTTTTATATGCTATATTTATAGCGTTATCTGTATAATTTAATATTGTAGAAGCTCCATTTAATCCATTATTATTATTTTGTGTATTTTGCATATTTACATAAGAAATAGTTGCATTGCTTGGTATGTTTAAAGGATTTGAATTATTTAATAAATTATCAAAACTTGCAGGATTACTTAAATTCATTGTATTTTGAATATTTCGAGTATCATAAAAACTTGCAGGATTATTAAAATTCATTTTATTTACTGAATATTAGTTAATTATAATTAATTTTATTAAAATATTTGTTAAAAAAATAAAAATCAATTTTTTTTTAACATAAACTATTTACATAATCAAATGGATCGTTAAAATTAATATTTCTTTGATGAGGAAAATAATTAAATAATCTATCTTTAGGATCAAATACTGTACCATAAGTATTAATTACTCCAGTAACTGTACTAGAAGGTGTACCACCTACTACTGTACATTCACCACCATTTTGAATAGTTGCTATTCCAGAACCGATTGCTCCAGATACTGAATAAATTAATGCTGCTGCATTTGAACCAGATACAATACCTCCTGTTATAGATGAAATAGTACCTACGGCACTTGATACACCTACAGGAAGATATACAATTCCTAAAAGTCCAAATGATACAAATGTAGCAAATCCTGCACACAATCCTAAAAATATTCCTTTTCCAACTTCATTTTTAGGTTTTGGTGGTGGTGGTGGAGGTGTATATGGAGGAGGAATCTTAAAAAATTCAGGTTGCATCTTGTAAAATTCTTCCATTGATTTAGTTCCTTTTGAAACTCTTGTATAAACCACAACAGATAGCGTTCTACAAGGACATGAATAACTGTTAATATTATATCCTCTTATATTACCTTCATTGTCTTTTTTTAATAAATCATGTGTTATAGTACAATTAGCTTTACAATGTCTACATTCAAATTCATAATCAACTTGTATTTTTTTTTTTTCTCTTGAAAAATTAGATTGACTATAAGCTTTTTCTATGATTCTTCTCAATGTATAAATAGCCATTATTTTTATATCTACACATGTTACACCAGAACCAGGTTTCCTTGTAAATGTAAATAAATCTTCGGGTATAAAAGAATATTCTTTACCTTTTGAAGTATCATAGAATGGTCCGTACCTATCAAATTCACCAAGTATATCAATAACATTAAAACCCAAATTAAATTTTGTTTGTTTAATAAATTTTTGTTCATGACGTTGTATACAAACTTCACTAATTATATGTTGACTCATTGTATTTACTTTCTAACTATGAAATATTAGTTAATTATAATTAAATTTATTAAAATAATTGTTAAAAAAATAAAAATCAATTTTTTTAACATAAACTATTTACATAATCAAATGGGTCGTTAAAATTAATATTTCTTTGATGAGGAAAATAATTAAATAATCTATCTTTAGGGTCAAATACTGCACCATAAGTATTAATTACTCCAGTAACTGTACTAGAAGGTGTACCACCTACTACTGTACATTCACCACCATTTTGAATAGTTGCTATTCCAGAACCTATTGCTCCAGATACTGAATAAATTAATGCTGCAGCATTCGAACCAGATACAATACCTCCTGTTATAGATGAAATAGTACCTACGGCACTTGATACACCTACAGGAAGATATACAATTCCTAAAAGTCCAAATGATATAAATGTAGCAAATCCTGCACACAATCCTAAAAATATTCCTTTTCCAACTTCATTTTTAGGTTTTTGTGGTGGAGGTGGTGGAGGTGGTGTATATTTAGGAGGAATCTTAAAAAAATCTGGTTGCATATTGTAAAAATCTTCCATTGATTTAGTTCCTTTCGGTACTCTTGTAAATATTACACAATTTGTTGTTCTACAAGGACATGAATAATTATTTATATTATATCCTCTTATATTACCTTCATTATCTTTCTTTAATAAATTATGTGTTATAGTACAATTCGTATTACAATTTTTACATTTAATATAATATGTACATTCTATTGTTTTGGTAGAACTTCTAAATTCACATGCACTATTACATTCAAATAATACAGCTAAAGATCTAATAAAATCAATATTACTAAAATCAAATCCACTACTTTTTTTAATATTTATTCCAAATTTAGTATAATGTTCATCATTTCCAAAATCTCTATGAGCATCCATTACAAAATCATAATATTCAATAGAATCACAATTAATCTTTTCTCTTCTCATAATAACTGGTGATTTTTCATCACCATCATATAGTGTGAATCCAATTTCGCTAATTATATGTCGCCTCATTTTTAATTTTATTAAAATATTTATTTCAATTAATTATTTATCTTGTAATTTATAAAAATCAATTTTTTTTAATACATATCTTGAATTTCTTCAACATCAATACCAGTTCTTTTAGATATATTTGATAAAAATATTGGATTAAATACTTTCATTATTAATTCTTGTAAAATAATATTACCAAAAAGTTTATCTTTTGTCAAATGTTCTTCAATATATGTATCTAATAATATTTTTTCATCATAACTTATTTCAAATTTATTTTCAAATATTATATTTTGAATTCCATACAAATTATCTATTATACCAATTATTATATTATTTTCAGACTCTAATAAATTAATTCTATTTTCTTCAAAGTATTTTTTATATAATATTATTTCAATAATATTATTATGTGATATAACATGTGTTAATGGTTGATTAAATTCATATCCAAAAGTAAGATGTTTTACACTATGTGGTATAACACCTGGTTTTAATGGTTGATTATATTTATGTCCAAAAGTAAGATATTTTACACTTGATGGTATAATACCTTCTTTTAATGATATATTATAGTTATCACCAAAAGTAAGATGTGTTACACTTTGTGGTATAATACCAATATCTATTTCATAATTAAAAAATATACCAAAAGTAAGATGTGTTACACTTGATGGTATTGCTTCTTTTTCTAATGATTGATTAAAAGAATTACCAAAAGTAAGATATTTTACACCGTATGGTATGACACCTACTTCTAATGATATATTATATTTATCTCCAAAAGTAAGATGTGTTACACTTTGTGGTATAACACCAATATCTATTTCGTAATTAAAAAATATACCAAAAGTAAGATGTGTTACAGTTAATGGTATTGCTTCTTTTTCTAATGATTGATTAAAATCATTATTAATTGTAAGATGTGTTAAACCGTATGGTAAAATACCAATTTTTAATAATTGATTAAAACAATAACCAAATTTAAGATGTTTTACATTATATGGTATAACACCTACTTCTAATGGTTGATTAAATAGATTTCCAAAAGTAAGATGTGTAACAGTGTTTGGTATAAAACCTACTTTTAATGGTTGATTAAATTCAGTTCCAAAAGTAAGATGTGTTACACCATATGGTATAATATCTTTTTTTAATGGTTGATTAAATTCAGTTCCAAAAGTAAGATGTGTTACACTATATGGTATAATATCTTTTTTTAATGGTTTATTAAATTTATTTCTAAAAGTAAGATGTTTTACACCATATGGTATAACACCTACTTCTAATGGTTGATTGAAGTTACCTTCAAATAGTTGATTAAAGTCACCTCCAAAAGTAAGATGTGTAACAGAATTTGGTATAAAACCTATTTCCAATGGTTGATTAAATAGAATTCCAAAAGTAAGACGTGTAACAGAGTTTGGTATAACACCTATTTTTAATGGTTTGTTAAAATCATTTCCAAAAGTAAGATGTTTTACACCATATGGTATAAAATTAATTTCTAATTCCTGATTAAATTTATAGCCAAATGTAAGTTCAATAATATTTGAAGGTAAACTTATTATATTTAATGGTTGATTAAATTGATAACCAAAAGTAAGATATTCTACACTACATGGTATAAATCCTTCTAGTAATGGTTGATTAAATTCAGTATCAAATGTAATATGTGTAACACCAAATGGTATAACATCCACAGTTAATGGTTTATTAAAATCATTTCCAAAAGTAAGATGTTTTACACTATTTGGTATAACTCCTACTGTTAACAATTGATTAAATTCATATCCAAAATTAAGATGAGTTACACTATTTGGTATAACTCCTAATGTTAACGATTCATTAAATTTATATCCAAAATTAAGATGTTTTATACCATGCGGAATAACACCTTCTTTTAATGGTTGATTAAAATAAAATCCAAAAGTAAGATGTGTTACACTATGTGGTATAATACCTACTTCTAAATGTTTATTAAAATTCTGTCCAAAAGTTAAATGTGTAACATTTGATGGTATTTCATTTATATTAAATGGTGTATCTAAAGTAAAATATAAAACATTATCTAATTTATTTTTATATAATATATATTTGTATAAATCTTTTTGTTTGTTCATTTTGTTTCGATAAATTTATTATATAGTCTTTATATATAATCTTTATATATAAATTAAAAAAAATCAATTTTTCATAATTTAATCTTTGAAATAAACTTATAATGGTACAATAATTTTTTGTTTATCATTTATTTGTTGAGTAAGTCTTGTTTGTCCAACATTTTTATTTATGCAACAAAAACAATTAGTTGTATAAAAATGTGATTTTTTAATTTTACAATATGATATTTCACAAGCACTTTCATACAAAGGCGATTTTCTCTTTTTTGCAAAATATTGATATTTTTTTGACATTTATAATATATAATATAAATATTTTTTTATATTATTTTTGAAAAAATAACAAAATATTTAAAATTTAAAAATTAAATTTAAATTCATACCTTTTGGAAGAATATTATCCAACCAACTGTCTATAAATGGATGTGTAGATTCAATTTCAATTAAATCCTCTTCTTCTCCGTTATTTACTTTTTCAATACAAACATTCACTGTTTCATTATTATCATTTAATTCATTTGTAGTAATATTATTTGGTAAAATATTATCGATAACTTTAGATGATATAAGTTGGAATAAAAAATCTGCAGTTTTAAATTTTTTACCAATATGATGCATACTAATACATTTATAGTAGGTAAAATCAAAATCTGGATTTCTCAACATTCTTCTAATAACTTGAGATTGCTCTCTGTACGAAATAAAAGGATCATCATCAGATGAAAATTGAATAATCCATTTTGCATTTTTACGAATTTCATTTGGTTTCCAAAAGGAATCAAAATATCCTGATTCCTTTTCATGTTGATTACCCATATGAGTAACATATGGAGTGACTAATACTAATCCTAATACAGGATGTTCTTCTGCATATCTTAAACACGCTTGTGCACCAGATGAATGACCAATAATTACTGTATTTTCATCACATTTAATTTCATCTTTTAAAGTTTTAATAATATTAACTCGTGAATTTATGATACTTTCATCATGTGTTCTTAAGTCAATTTTATGTCCTGCTTTACTAAGTTTATTATATAAATCAGTGTACCAAGCATCTTCCGCTTTAGTACCATGATTTCCATGTAATATAACAAAGTTTGGTTTTGGTTTTGTAAATTCTGCCATTTTATTTTGAAATTTTATTGTTTATTAACTTAAATAAAGATAATTAGATTGTATAAAAAAAAATCAATTTTTTTTATATTTATTTTTTAGCTTATGTATATTTTTTCGTAAATGTTTATTAACTTAAATAAAGATAATTAGATTGTATAAAAAAAAAAATCAATTTTTTTTATATTTATTTTTTAGCTTATGTATATTTCTTCGTAAACTCCAGAATATAGTTCTTTATCTACACATAAATGCTCCAATAAATTCATTGTATTTTCTTTCACATTCGTTCCAGAAAATAACCGTAAACTTACACTAAGCTTCAGTTTACCTACATAAACTCCGAAATATAAGAAATTTAATATAAATTTCATTGTATTTTTTATATTATATAATATAAATGACATTAAAACTAAAATTATATAATAAAAAATCAATCGTAAAATCAGATATTGAAAAACTATATAAAAAACAATTTAATACAAATTTAATGGAAGAAAATAGTAAAATTATATATGGATTATATGATGATAATAAATTTGTAGGATATGCTATATATATTATACTACAAAATAATATTACAAAAATAGATTGGATTTATGCACCTAATTATGGTTATAAATTTATAAAAAAAATAGAGTCAAAACTTAAAAGAAACCAAACAAAAAAAATAATACTCAATTTATCTATTGATCCAACTGAAAATAAAATTAAAGTTATGAAAAGAATAAATTTTTATATTAACTTACACTACAAGGTTTATGATATAAAATTTAGAGAAAAATATGGACCATTGCTTTATATGGAAAAAAATTTATAATTAATTTATCAAAATTAAATGTTATTGTAAACTCATATTTAATATTATTTTTTAGTTTGTGATGTATTATTTGTATTATTATTTGTATTATTAGATGAACTTTGGAATTTTAAACCTGTTTGAGAGCTAGCAATCGAACTACTAGCTGTAGCAACAGTACCACCAATAGCACTAACAACTGCGGGTATAAAGAACATTTTGTTATTTAGTAATAAATACTTATTTTTTATAATATATTTTATCAAATAAATCTCAGTAAAAAAAAAAATCAATTTTTTTATTATATTATATAAATAAACTACAATGAATTTATCGATAAATCTCCGGTTTACTATATATATTTATTGAAAAATATTATTTTGTTGTTTTACTTTGTGGTGTACTTTGATTAGATAAAATAGGCTTACCTGTATCAGAAATTTTAACTTTTACATCCTGACCAGTAGTAATTTTAACAATATTAGCAGCTGCAATTGCTGCGAAAATTTCAACTGGAAACATTTTTACTATATTTATATTAAAAATAAAATAGATGATTGTTTTATTTTTATAATAATTTTTTATCAAATAAATTATAGTAAAAAAAAAATCAATTTTTTTATATATTTACTTTGTATATTCCTTCGTAAACTCCGGAATATAGTTCTTTATCTACGCGTTGCTTCGATAAATTCATCATATATTCTTTCGCATTCTCTCCATCTCTATCAGAAATTTTAACTTTTACTAAATTTTATAAAATTAAAAATTACAGAAAAGAACCGGAATGCAATGAAGGTTCATCGCTATTTTCCGGAGTTTACGAAGGAAAATACAAATTAATTTATATATTTTAAAATATTTTTATTTTGTCTTAGTGCTATCGAACACATTTCTTCAGTTTTATTTTTAACAAATCTTAATGACCAATAATATTCTTTAACTGCAGCTAAACATATTTCTTCGGTTTGATGTTTCACATATTTTAAACTATTTCCATGTTGTTTAACAGCGGTTAAACATATTTCTTCAGTTTGATGTTTCACATATTTTAAACTATTTCCACGTTGTTTAACAGCAATCAAACACATTTCTTCAGTTTGATTTTTAATATATTTTAATATAATTCCATACTTTTTAACAGCAATTAAACACATTTCTTCAGTTTGATTTTTAACATATCTTAAAGCATTTCCATTTTGTCTTACTGCTATTAAACATATTTTTTCAATTTGAAAATCTATATATTTTAATGCATTCCCACACTTTTTAACAGCTTCTATTGAACAAATTATTCGAATGTCTTTAATAGCTGTTAAATACATTTCTTCAGTTTGATTTTTAACATATTGCAATGCTAAACCATTTTGTTTTACTGCAGTTAAACATATTTCTTCAGTTTGATTTTCAACATATCGTAATGCCAAACCATTTTGTTTTACTGCAGTTAAACATATTTCTTCAGTTTGATTATGTCTATATACATAAAGTAATGCCATACCATTTTGTTTTACTGCAGTTAGATATATTTCATTAGTTCTATTCCGATAAATATGCTCTAACAACATACCATTTTTTTGAACAGCATATAGACATATTTTTTCAGTTTTATTATCTACATGCTCAAATAAACAGATATTTTGTTCAAGAGCAATCATACACATTTCTTCTGTTTGTAATTCTTTTTTTACATATTTAAATGCATATGCATTTTGTCTAATTGTATTTAAAATAATTTCTTCATTAGTAATGTAATACAATGCCATAATATTTTGTTCAAGAGCAATCATACGTATTTTGTCTGTTCGTTCTTTTACATAATGTATAGCACTCCAATCATTTTTAATTGCTGTTAAACAAATTTCTTCAGTTTGATTTTTTACATATTGTAATGCTAAATAATTTTGTTTGACTGCTGTTAAACATATTTCTTCAGTTTGTTTTTTTATATATTCTAATGCCAAACCATTTTGTTTAACTGCAAAAATACATATTTCTTCTGTTATATCTTTTATATGATTAATTGTATGATAATTTTTATGTTGCAAAGCAATCATACACATTTCTTTTGTTTGATTTTTTATATAGTATAAAGCTTCACGAGAATTATATTCATCATTTTTAGTTGCAGGTTGTCTAACTGCAATTAAACACATTTCTTCAGTTGGGTTTTTAATATATTTTAATGCTTCATAACTTTGTCTAACTGCAATTAAATACATTTCTTCAGTTGGGTTTTTAATATATCTTAATGCTGCATAACTTTGTCTAACTGCAATTAAACACATTTCTTCAGTGTGGTTTTTTATATATTCTAAATAACCATAATATTTTGTAAATGCAATTAAACACATTTCATCAGTTTGATTTTTTATGTACTTTATATTTAGAGCATCTCTTTTAATTGCATATAAACATAATTCTTCATTTTGTTCTTTTACGTATTGAAAAGAAGATGGTACACTATTAATAGCTGCTAAACATATTTCTTGAGTCTGTATTTTTACGTACTCCAAATTGTTTCCATCTTTTTGAACTGCAATTAAACACATTTTTTCAGTCTGTATATCTTTTTGTACACGACTAAAAATTAAAGAAGTTTGATTTAATGCAGTTAAACATATATTTTCACTTTGTTTTTTTACATATCTTAAATTAAAAGGATTTTTTTTAACTGCTAATAAACAAATTTCTTCAGTTTGTATTTTTATATCTTGTAAAATTTCATATCTTTTATCATAAAAATCTTGTTGAACAGCATAAAGACAAATTTCTTCAGTTTGTTCTTCATTCATATTTTGTAAGGCAAAACAAACATTACTTTTATCTAACATTTCTTTAAATTTTAAAAAAGTATTATTTTTTTTTTCCATTTTTCACAAATAAAGATAAAACTTAAATTAATATGTAAGTTTTTTAATATTTTATTGTTCTTATAAAAAAGAAATCTAAATATAATAAAAATAAATCATTTTTTATTTTTTATATATAATGAATTTATCGGAGGATTTATCCGTAGATAAAGAACTATTTTCTGGAGTTTATGAAGGAAAATATATAGTAAACTGGAGCTTTAGCGTAAGTTTAAGGATATACTCCGAAGTTTGCGAATGAAAATATATAGTAAACTGGAGCTTTAGCGTAAGTTTAAGGTTATTTTCCGGAGTTTATGAAGGAAAATACAATAAATTTATCGAAACGAAGTTAACATAAAGAACTATATTCCGTAGTTTATGAAGAAATATACAATTAATTTATCAAGTTTCTTGCATGTATATAGAAATTATGTTAATGAGAAATAAGCTCAAATAAAGCATATTGTAAACTTTGAAAAATATTTTTATCTACATGTTTCTCCGATAAATTCATTGTATTTTTTACACTAACGTTCCAGAAAATAACCCATAACTTTATACAGACGTTTTATATAGTAAACTGGAGATTTATTATAAGTTATCGATTATTTTATAGAATGCCTGTGTAAGAAAATTAATTATATATGTATATCATATTTTATTGGCATCTTTTAGTAGATTTATTTTTTTTAGATGAGTGTTCCAGTTTATTGTATTTTCCTTCGTAAACTCCGGAAAATAGTTCTTTATCTACGCATAAATGCTCCGATAAATTCATTGTATAAACATAATTTTATATATATTATTCTTTATCAACGTAAATAAATATTTTTTTATTTTTTAAATTTTTTGCATCTTCTTTTTCAATAGTTTCATTCAATAACGTATAAAATATATCACAATTTTTAATAATAAACTTAATTACGTCAATGTTTACTTGATATACCTCTTTATATTTTCTATATTGAAACTTTTTCATTGCTTCTTTAGCACACTTTTCAATTTTATTTACATCATTAACTTCTTGTATAAAAAGAACATCTATATCTTCAGACAATCCAGAACTATGACTTTGTAATCTTTTTTTAAGATCTATTGTTCTACCAATTTTATAAAGATTATTTTCAGGAGTATCTGGAGTTTTAAATACATAAATAACACCTTTTTGAGGGTTTATTTTAGGTTTTCTATCTTTTTGTAATAATTTAACTTTATCTTCTAAACCTTCAATAATATAACTTTTATATTTATTTAATAATTTTTCAACATCTATAAAGTATCTTCTTACTTCCTTACCTTTTTTAGATTTTGTTGACTGACAAATCATTTTGAAACAGTCAATTGATATCATAATAATTTCTTTTTTTTGTCCTCCTGTACCTTTTGGTTTATAAACTCTTGATATTTTATAATCTACATCTTTAATATATGATTTTTGTAATGTTTCTTTTAATTTATGTTTTTGTACTTCTAACCTAGCATTAAGAACAAACAACCTGAAAATGATATATTTTTATTTTATTAAATAAAAATATAACATTTATTATTATAATTATACAATAAAAACATAGTTTATAAAAATAAATCTTATCAATAAGCTATTTTCAGGTTGTTTGTGCTTAATGCTACTCTAAACATTTTGCAACATTTTTATATATCTTTTAATGCATTAATAATATAATGTGAATATTTATTCATTAATGTTTCGATTTTTACAAAATATTCTCTAACTTCATTACCTCTTACTGATTTTGTTAATAAACAAATTTTTTTGAAACAACTTACTGATATCATAATAATTTCTTTTTTTTGTCCTCCAGTACCATTTGGTTTGAATATTTTTTTAATTTCATAATCAATATCTTTTATATAAGTTTTGATTAATGTTTCTTTAGCTTTATGTTTTTGTATATCTAACCATATTATAACAGTTTCTAAATCAATACTTATTTCATCAATACTTTTATTATCAATTATTTTATAATAATCTTCTAAAAAATCACTAGGTATAGTTGAATGTTTTTTCATAAAATCAATTAATGACATTATTTTATTATTTTTAACTTGTTCTTCAATTATATTTACTTTTTCAATTATTTTATTATCTGCATATTTCAATAAATCATCTTTAATATATATATTTTGAATAAATTCATCATATATAATTTTATTATCAGATAAATTTGTTTTAATTTTAATTCTTTGTGATTTATACCAAAAACCTATTTTTTGATTTTTATATACTATATTTTCTAGAGGTATAGTTTTATATAAATCACAATATTCAAACAATAGATTCTTCTTAAAATACCATAATTCTTCCACCGTTAAACATTTAATATTTATATTTTTTATAATTTCATTGTTTATATCATATTTATTTATATTTGATAATTTATTTTCAATATCTTTATAATATGTTCCATAATTATTATCTAATACTCTTATTTTTTTATTAAAGTCTATATCATTATTTTTTAACATTTGAAAAGCATTTAAACATAAATTTGTATCTTCACACCAAATAAATATATGTGCTATTTTATTTATATTATTTGGATCTATTCTATTTGCTCTTAAAAATCTTTGTACTGTTCTTACATCATTTGAATTATCTCCTAAAAAAGTTAAATATATAGAATCACATTTTATTGAATTTATTCCTTCATCCATTATTCTTATTGATAGTATCACTTTTAATTCTTCTTCATTTGATTCTTTTTCAAAATATAATAATATATCAACTCTATCTTTTTTATTTGTGTCACTTGTTATTTTTTTTATATTTATTTTATAATAATGATAATTATCCATTATATAATTTAAAACATATTGATATAATTCGCATTCATCTTTACACTTTAGATAAATAATAGTTCTTCTACATCCTGTTCTAAGTAATCCATTTATTAAAAATAAACATTTTTTACATATATCTTCATCTAATGTTAATAATTCTTCAGGTTGTTCCATAATTACTTTATTATTTTCAACAAAAGGTAAATATATTAAATAATCACATATATAACCTTCTTTAATTGCATTACTAAATGAATATTTATATATAATTTCATGAGGAATTATTTCTTCCATTTTTATTGGAGGTGTTGCAGTAACTAATAATACTTTATTAAACTTTTGAACTAAATTAACCAAATTATCTAAATTTAATAAATTATGTGCTTCATCAACAATTAATATTGATTCTTCGCATAAAACACAATTTTCTTCAATATTAAATATTTTAGAAATAATTTCTTCAGCAGATTTGAAAGTAGATGAAAATACAGTATATTTATTAAGATGATCTTTAATTACATTAAAATCTCTAGTTCCATTTACATCAACTAGTATATGATTATAATTAGGTAAATATTTTTTAATATTATCTAAATTTTGTTCAGTAAGCATTGTTAAAGGACTAAATATAAAAATATTTTTAAAATTACATTGGTGTAAAAATTCACAAAATATAATAGTTTTACCAGTTCCACATGGTAAATACAATAATTTAATACCATTCCATATTTCTTTTAATTTATTAATAGCTTCTATTTGATATGGGCGTAATTTTATTGATGTATTATTACTTTCAGCTTTATTATCAATAAATGGATTAGTTGTTTTAATTTCAATAATTTTATTACCACTTATAATATCATTTTTTAATGTTTTTTCTAATTTAGAAGTATGATATAAATATCCTTTTGATTCATTTGAAAATCTATTAAATATAACAGATATAAAAGTACCTAAATCATTAGCACGTATAGTATTATTCCATAATTTCATTTGTAATCCATGATATATTTTATTTTCTCCATTATGTTCAATAGAAATACCATCTAAACCATATTCTCTCAATATTTGATTATTATTTTTACGTTTTAGTCTTAACTCTGATTCACTCTTAAAATAACCAGATTCAATTAATACTGTATCAGGAATAATAGACCAATGATATGAGGTATGTTTTAAATCTTTAATATGTTTATTTATACAATAGTGCTCAAATTTTAAATAGTTTTGTTTATTATCAGTCATTCATATATTTGTATATTAATATCTTTTTAAATCGATTTTTTAATAAAAATATATTTCATAGTTCTAATAACATTTTTATCATTATGAATTAAAAATTGCGTACCAATCATATTATATTCCAATTTTGTAATATATCTAATTAAAGATAAATATACTCTTTTCACTTTTTCAGGTGCTAATAAAGATTTAACACAATTACATTTAAAATATTTTTTAATTTCTGGCAATAAATTTAATATTTGTTCTTTTTTTTTTATATCATTATCTAATTCATATAATGTTATACTATTATTTGCATCTAATTTAAGAATATTTACTATTTTATTCATTATTTCTAACTGTTCATTTTTATATAATTCGGATTTTAATCTCATTTTACATGTATTAATTATATTAATAATATTAATATTATTTTATATTTATATTTTTATAATAAACTCATAACTTAATCCTAAATTGTTCTAAATCTTTTCTTACGAGAATAGCGTCTCTCCAGAAAATAACCGTAAACTTACGATAAATCTCCAGTTTACTATATAAATTATGAAAATTACACTGTAGGTAATATTTTTAATTGATTATTTGAACAATCTAATTCATATAAATTTTCATTAAATTCAGGTAAAGATGTAATAAAATTATTACTACAATTTAATATTTCTAAATTTTTATTGAATTTTACCTGAGAAAATTGAGTTATTTTATTATTTGAACAGTTAAATTTTTTTAAACTATTTTTTAATTCAGGAATAATTTCTATATTATTAAAACTACAATTAATAACTCTTAATTTTTGATTTAATTGAGGGATTGTTGTTAATTTATTTCCAACACACTCTAATTTAATTAATTTTTTATTGTAATTTGGTAAATCTATTAATTCATTATAATTACAATTTATTTCTATTAAATCTTCATTAAATTCTGGTAAACTTGTTAATTTATTATGACTACAATTTATTACTTTTAATTTTTCATTAAATTTAGGAACACTTGTTAACATATTATTATTACAAATTAAATATTCTAATTTTGTAAATCTAGATAAATCTGGAAGATAATGTAATTTCATATTTTCAATATTAATTTTTCGAGTATTTATATTTAAATCATTGAGAAAATCTTCAATATAAAATCCACATTTTTTTATATTTTCATTTAATTTTATAGGATGATTATTGTTATTATAACTATAATTTATTTTTTCTAAATTTTCATTTATTTCAGGAAGTTCGGTTAGTTCATTAAAATCACATAATATAGTTTTTAATTTTTCATTAAAATTTGGTAATTTAATTAATTTATTATTATTACACCATATAATTTCTAATTTATTATTAAATTTTTGAATATTTTCTAAAAAATTATAGCTACAATCTATAATTTGAAGATTTTCATTAAATATTGGAAGAGATATTAATTTATTAGATGCACATTTTATTTCTCTTAAATTTTCATTAAATTCTATATATTTCAAATTATTAAAACTACAATTTATTTTTTCTAATTTTTTATTAAATTTTGGTATATTTTCTAAATGATTATCACTACAATTTATTTCTATTAAATCTTCATTAAATTCTGGTAAAGATGTTAATTTATTATAATAACATTTTATTTTTTGTAATTTTTCGTTAAAATTTGGAATATTTATTAAATTATTATGATTGCAATCTATTTCTATTAAATTATCATTAAAATCTGGTAGAGATGATAATTTATTATAACTACAATTCAATTCTATTAAATTTATTGGTAATAATGGAAGTTCTATTAAACTACACTTAGATACATCTAATTTTATTAAATTTACGAATTTTGATATATCAGGTATATTGTATAATCTTTTTTCATTTATAATAATTTCTTTAATATTAATTGGCAAAGAAATATTAATTATATTATCATTTTCTTCATAATTATCTTTATAGATAAATCTAGAATTATTATACATTTTATATTATAATATTTATTATTTTATATCTATTTTTAATTAAATGGCATCCATGGATGTGTTTTTATTACATTATCATTGTAATTATTCACTGCTTGTATTTGTAATTCTCTATTACCATGTGCTTCATAATAATCTTTATCTAATTTTTCTTTATGATTTTTCAGATTAGGATCTTCTAATAATTTTGAATGACCAATTAATTCAATTACTTCGGAAGCAATTACAAATTGTTCTGCACCAATTGCTAAAAGATTTCCAGTTAGAGCAGACGCTGATATACCAGTACGAATATTTTTTTCAAAATCACTACGTGTTCTATATTGCTCATTAATACTTCCTGTTATAATACCTGCTACATTAACACCAACACTAGATAACATATTTCCTTTAATAACTTTTTCTGTATCTAATATATCTTTTGTAATAGATACAGAAGAAATAGTAGTTGATAATGTGTCAGTAATAGAGTCATTATTATTTGATCTATTGTCAATAATACTACTTATTTCACTATAACTAATATCAGGTGTTTTTAAATTTGAACTAGATGGATCTCTTGTATTCTCTTGAAGTGTATATTGTTCTGCTAACATATTTAAAGTAGATTTTTCTTCATTATTTAAATCTATTCCATCAAATAAACATTTATTTGTTTTAGTACTATGTTCTTCAGTAATAAGTTTTTTATTTGTATTTGTTTTAGTACTATGTTCTTCAGTAATAAGTTCTTTATTTGTGTTTGTGTATATCTTAGTTTTTGTACTATGTTCTTTAGTAATAAGTTCTTTATTAGTATTTGCTTTATAAATTTTATCTTCTGGCACATTAATTAGGTCAAATGTTTTTTCAAGACTATATCCAATTGCAAGTGTGCTTTCTTTCAATATTTCTCCAAAAGATTCTGTTAAACATGTAGGATTACTCATTATATTTCCAAGTTCATTAATATTTCCTTCAATTTCATCTACAATATTTTTTAAATTTCCAACTGCATTTTTTGCATTTACAATACCAAATGTGATTTGTTGATTATTATTCTTAATGTCCATTCGTAATACATTTGTTGCACCACTACTATTTTCTCCTAAAGCAAATGGATCTGCACATAAATTAAATTTAGTTGATTCATGTGATTCTTTAATACTATGTACTGTTATTGTATCATCTTCTCCCAATATTGATTTAAATTTTGCTTTTATATCATCAACACTTTGATTAATATCTTTAAAAGAATCAGTTATATGTAATTCATGCTCTTTTCCTATATTAACGGAACCAGTTACTGACTTTGCACCATAGTTTACTGTTAATCCTGCATTATTTGACTCAAATGTATTCTTATTAGCAATAGCTTGTATTTCTAAATCAACTTTATCACCTGATTTACTTTCAACTTCAAAAGCTGAATTTCCAGTATGATGTATTTTAACTGCTTTTTGTTCTGGACTAATAATATTTAAATGCATCACTTTAAAATCCCCATTATATTGTTCAGACTTAAAAGATGAAGAAGATTGTGTTGAAGCTGATATACTCAATAAATCTCCGCATCCACCTTTCATAGTACCACTAGTATCTACTATTAATCCTAAAGTTGTTTTATTATAAGATTCTTGTGAATGACCTTCTAAAGATCCTGTTTTTATAGTATTTGTTGTAAATGTTCCACTTTTTGCATTTACATTTGTTCCCCGTAAATCAATTTCATCACTTACCACTATAAATTCTTTTGATGCAATTTCTCCTGCTATAAATGTAGTCCAATCTTTATGATATTTTTCTGCTGTAAATGTTAAATTTACATTTGTTGCTCCTGAAAATTTTAAAGCATCAACTCCTGCACCTTTAGCAAGTGATCCCATTGTAGCACGACTTCTTGCTAGATCTGCTTTAATAGCACATAGTTCAGACATTGCACTCATTACTGCTCCATTAATTGAACCACCTTCAAGACTTGATTTAATATCTTCAATATTTGAACCAGTTTGAATACCTGGCATTGCTGAAGAAATAGCAAAAGTAAATTGTGATCTATCATAACTATGATTTAATATAATTCCTTTATTAGATATTCCTTTAGGAGCTTTTAAAATAACTGATCCATTTGGTGCTAAAAATTTAGTTCCATCTGAATCAATCCTACCATCAATAGAACAAACCTCTACATTTTCAAGTCTTGATGCCACAGTAGATGTAGAAGCACCTTGTTGTGATTGTGATGTAGAACCTCCAAAAAGCCAAAATCCATTCCAAGAAGAATTTTGAATATTATTGAAATAGACGGGTCTAATATCAATATTATCACTTGAAGAAATATTACTTGTCTTGTTGGAAACTATTTGTACACCTGTCATATCTACTTTATTGTTAGAAACAATAGATACATTTCCCTTGCTAGAACCTAAAACAGATTGATATACTTGAGAAGATGTTTCATAAAATCGTTCTTTTACAAATCCTAGCCAAGAGCTTTTTGTTTCATCCCGTGTTACAAAAGTTTCAGTAAATCCCGAAGATTGAATTCCTTTATTTCCATAGATTTCAACTCCTTCGTATCCTGAACCATGAATAATACCTGTGATCCTTTCATTACTTAGCAATTTAAGTTTTCCTCCTGATTGAAACTCACTATGTTCATAATTATTGCGATAATTTTTTGAACATGTTTCTTGGCGTGTGTGTATAGCTTCTAATATTAAATTACCTCTACTCTTTATTTCTAAATCTCTACCTGCTTTCAACTTTCCACCTCTACAAGTAATATCGTCGTTTGAACTGATACTTAAATTATATTCTGCTTGAATATTTGAATTAATTGACACACCATTTCTAGAATGCATTGAAAATGAACTTCCATCAATATCCATATTTGCATTTATATCAATGTTTTTTACATTCATTTGAATATTAGACTTTGGATTAATATAAATAGGACTATTTATTCTAAAATTTTTTTGATCTGCTTCAATATAAACTTTATTAACACCTCCAATATTTTTTGCTAAATTTAAATCTTCCATTACAGTTGTATCCTTATTTTCAATAATAGCTTTCGAAGCATCAAATGATAATTTATCAAGATTATTTATATTTAAATGAATTTCAGAATCTCCGCAAGCTTTTAATAACCCAGAACCATGAAGATTATTACTAATAACATCAATAGCAGATATATTATATTGATTTCTATCATCATCAATAACTTGTGTTGGCTTTGTTATTATTTTTCCATCTATCAATACATCTCCTCTTTTACCTGCATCTAATTGAATTAATCCAGCTTTTTCAACAGTATTTTTACCAATATATATTGAAGAAGATTTATGTAAAATACTTTCTTTCGCATTTTGATTTCCATCTCTAATATTTAGTGAAGCACTTTTATAAATTATTTTGTTACTTTCTTTAATATCACCACTGATTATTAAGGAACTTTTATCACCAGATTGAACAATTAAAGTTTCTCCTATTTTTGTATTAGTAAAATCTATCATAGAACTTTTTTCCACATCAAAAGTAACATTTTTTTTCGCATTTACTTCCATATCTTTAAGGTGTGCTTCTTTTAAATTTGCTATAACATCACCATTTGCAATAAGTTCAATTTCATTTGCACTAATAAATTCTTCTACTTTTAAAAATAGATTTTTCTTAGTTTCAATTAAACTTTTTTCAAGTCTTGCACGTTTCACATTCAATATAAAATCTTCTTCACTTTTAATTTTTGTATTAATTAATTTTGCAGATTTAGCATTCATTTTAATTTTTTTAGCAGAAATTTCTTTATTTAATACTTCAAGCTCTTCACTTAAATTAAAAACAACTTCTTCAAGATTAGTAATATTTTTATCTAAATGAAGAGAAGTTGCATTTACTGAAAATTTAAGAGATGTTTTCCCTGTTGGATCAATAAAACTAGCACTATTTTTTATAATAACATTTGCCATTTTAACTGAAATTTCTCGTGCATTTTTGGCTTTTACCGTTCCTTCGAATTGAAGAGATTTAATCAAATTACCAAAGTCTACATTTGAAGATTCAAGTTTTGAATTTTGTTCTAATAATACTTTATTAGTATTTAAAGATGTAGTATTATCAACTTGAACAATACCATTTTCTTTTAGAGTAAATTCATCACCAATAGCTTCCATTGTATTTGATATATTAGTCCCACTAATTCGTGTTGTACCTGAAAATTTACTGTCTTCCGAAATAATTTTTCCATCCAGATCATTATAATTGCTTTGTATATCAAGTTTATGTTCAGTTTGAATATCATGTTTTTTATTTTGAATTATTATATTTGATGTTTTAATATTGGTGTCATGTGAATTCATTTTACCATCTATCAGTAGCACAGATTCTCCATGAATCGAAGCTTTATTTGATAAATCAATAGATCCTCCTGTTTGCAAGAAACTTTTTGAATTTGCTTCAAGATTTTTTCCTCTAATGGTTGCAGAAGAATCGATTGTTTCTTCATTGAGTATAACTGAACCCAAAGATTCAAGTTCTCCTTCTAATTTTGCATAAGAACCAGTGGTAATAATATTGCCTGAAGAAGAGATCGTTTGAACTGAACTTTGAATAATATCTTTTCCTTGGATATCAATATCTCCTATTTTATCAGTTGTATGTATAGCTCCCTTTTTTAATGAAATATTGTCACTATTTAACAAAATACCTGTTTTAGTTTGAATTAAACCATTCTCTTGTTGTATATTCATTTTACCACAAAGATCTGCACGTCCCTCATTAGAAATAATATTTCCTTCAACACGAATTCTATTTGTTTTAAAATTAATATCACTTTGATTAATAATTTCACCCTTAGAATCTACATTAATAGAATTTGTAGTTGATATATTTAAAGGATTACTTTGATGTAAAATTCCTGAAATATTTAAATCATCTACGTTTATAAATGATGTTCCTTTTGCTTGAGATTCTCCTTTAATATTTACTTGTGAACCTTCAAAATGAATTTCTCCTTCTACATTACTAATACCTTCATGATCAATTTTTTCAGCCTTTTCATTTAAATCTTTTTTTGCTATTCGTGTTCCTTGAGAAATAAGATGATGACTTGAAGTTATATTAATATTTTCACTAGAAATCATTTTATGTTTTTGATTCTGAGTAATATTATCAGATTCAAATGATACATTTCCTTTTGTTGAATTCTCTATACCATCTATTGCATTTAGTGAGTTTTGAGATGAATAATCAATTGAACCTGCTTGTCTTATTCCTCCATGAATTTCAAATGAATTTTTTGAATCAATATTTAAATTATTTTCGGTTGTTATAATTCCATCAAGATTAACTGCTTGAGAAGCTGTAATTGTATGATTCCCACTAATATGAGTATTAGAACCAGGAAGCGATTTAAATGTTTCTGTTGACCACATAACATCTGACCCCAATACACTTCTTCCAACATCATATATTAGTTGATTTAAATGTTGATTTTTATTTATCTTAACTTCACAAATTTCGTTATTTCCTCCAAGTGTTATAGTATCTGAAATATTAAAAACTGCTGTTCCTATTCTTAATTTAGCATTTCCTGTATTACTAAATACATTACCTTGAAACTCTGCATTTTCACTTATAATTTCACTTCCATTTTTAGCAAATAGATGAGAAATATTACAATAAGTTTCTTTAGTATAACCATAAACTCCTAAACGTGCTTCTATACGAGCACATGCTGCACTTAAATATATACTTTTACCAATCAAATTATCATACATATTTATTTGTGGTTCATTTGCCGATTCATTAGTTAGTAAATTTTTATGCGAAATACTTAAAATCATTGTATCAATATTAATCTTTGGAGCATTAATAATCCCATTTCCTGCATTAACATAACTTCCTGAGAAAGTTACTTCTCCATTGGGAGCATAAATATCTGAATCTCGCTGGTATCCACTATGAGCCGATATAATTATATTATTATCTTTAGCATAAATATATGATGGATTATTTAAAGATGAACTCCATAAATGAATAAATGGATAAGAAAAATTACCACCATTTTTTATAAGATTATTTGTCAAGTCTTGCTTCTCTCTTTGAATCTCTGAATCAGGACGTGTGCTTTCATTTGTAAGATGAAAATTAATTTTATGTGGAATAAACTCAACACCTTTAAATCCAGAAATTTCACCAAATATATCAAAAAATTTAGGGTCAGACCACCATTCTTTTCCTGCTTCCGTCCAATGATAACGATGAGGCATATAATCTGGAATTGCTCCTCTATAATTATCGTAAATACCTTTTGTTTTATCAAGCCAATCTCGTTCAACAACTATATTTGTTTCTACATTTCCAATCTTTACTTTTTTTTTCAATATAAATCCATCTTTCCAAATTTGTAATGTAGAATTAGCTTTTTGGTCTTCTTTTTTTAAAAGTTCTTCTTTTAGTTTGACAAGTTTTGGGTTTTCTATATTTATAACTTTATCATATTTTTCTCCAACCTTCTTGTATAATTCGGTTTGTTTAGAAATTTTATAATTTATTTCATCCAAAGATTTATTTTCTTGTAAAAATATTAAATTCAATTGATTAACAATTTTATCTTGTTCTTGCTTTTCAGTTTCTTTTTTTTTTATTAACTCATTAATAGAACTCTCTTCAATACGTTTTATTTTTAATTCAGAATCATATTCACTAATTTTTTTTTGTAATGATTCATAATTAATTGTATTTTCATTATATTTTTCCAGATCCAAATCAATATTATATTTAGTACATAACTCATTCATTTCATTTATTTTAGTCTGATTGTCATTAATCTCTATTCTTAATTTATTAATTTCACTTTCCATAAAACTTCTTTCACAATAAAATTCATCTTCAGAATATACAAGTTGAGTAAAATCTTTACCGTATTTTTTAATAAATCTATTTATATCTAATAAATACTTTTTAATATGATATGATTTATCGTTTGAACTTGATTTATATATTTCTGTGGTAACATGATAATAAGGGTCTTCTATTAATTTAATAGTCGATGAATATTTTGAAGAAGTTGAATCTAATTTTTTTATTAAGATTGCTAAAAACTCTTTTTTTTTTTCAATAGCTTTTTTATAATAAAACTTATGAGTTATTATGTTAAACGCATTCGTTTTATATTTTTCATTATAAGTTGTATTTTCTAATGTTTCTCTGTATGAAAATGATGTTTCTAACATATAATTGTATATATCACGTAATACCATTTCTTTAATACTTTTTGTTAATATAGTATAATTCTCCGTCCTTACATTTTCATATTTATTTCTTAATATGGTAATTTCATTTAAAATAGTTGTTTGTTTTTTAACTGAATCAGTATAATTAGTTGTTGCTATATTTTGTTTTTCTAATGCTTCAATTTTTAATTTAGTAAGTTCATTTAAACATTTATTAACTCCGACATAATGACAAGTTATACTACTAAGAATTTCATTTGTTATAGTTATCTGCTCTTTTAATTTTTCAATTTCATCTGTTAAACCTTTAATATTTTCATCACGACTATTTATTTGATCTGGTTCAACTTGATACATTTCCCCAATCATTCTAAAAATAACTTTTTGATCTGAATGAATCTTTCCATATTGTTTAAATCTTTTCACAGAAATTTTATTAGCGAGAGCATCCGTAATAAATTCATCAGTTGGTGTTTCATCTCCTTTAATTACAATCCCAATATTTCCTTGTGCTTTAATAATAGATGTTGAATCAGTTAAAAAAGTATCTAATTCAGGAATTTCAAGATTTCCACTTTCAATATCTTCTGTTAATTTTTTTACTTGGATTAAACTATTAGAAGAAAGTTCAATAGAAGATAAACCGTCTAAAATAACTTTTCCATTAAGTATAAAACGCATATTTTTTAGATTTAATGATATTAATCCTTTAGAAATATCACATGATTTTGTTACAATAATATCACCATAATTATAATTATTATTTATTATTTTTTCATTTAATGTAAATACTTCCTGATTACCTTCTGCTAAAAAAGAAGCATTTTTTACTGGGGAACTTGACAATTTTTCTAATTGTAAATTTTCTGTAATAATAACTCCTTTATGATTTATGGTTTCAAAAATAATCTTAAGTTTATTTATTCCAGAAATAATTCCTTGATTTTTTATAATTTTAAAATCTAATTCTACAAAAGGTGCTTCAACTGCTCCAGAATTATCAAATGTTGAATATATTGTTTTAATGTCTAAATTATCAATAATATTCTTTTTTCCTTCTTTTAGTAGACTAAGTGCATAATCTATTGTTATTTTAGATTCAATAGATTTTGCTATTATTTTTGGAAATACATTAGTTTTGTTAAGAATTTTATGAATATCAAATGCTTTTAATTTAAGTCTTGTCCCTATTTTCGTATCTATTTGTTTGGAATCCTCTGTATTTTTTAATATTACTAAAAATCTTACAAATTTTTCATATAAATTCCAATATTCATTATCATATTTTATTTTTGCTTCATATTGAATTTTATTCAGTTCATTAAGATCAATTTGTTTTTTATCATAATTTGTTCTTGCTTCTTTATATATTTCTTGGTATTTATTATAGTTTTCCATATCTACATACCTTTCTGTAATGGTATCCTGTTTAATATTATTTAATTCTTCTTCTAATAATTTTATGATATTATTTTTTATTGTTTGATTAGAATTAGTTTTACTAAGATTTTTATAAATATCAAGTGCTTTTCTATAAAGTTCTTTATATGTTGGTTTATCAATTATTTTATTTTCAAGAGCATTTTCTAATTCCAAATAAAATCTCATATATTTTTCTTTTAAATTCCAATATTCATTATCATATTTTACTTTAGCTTCGCATATAATTTTATAAAGTTCTTTAATGCCAAAAGCTTTTCCACTATAATATTTTTTCCACGAATCATCACATATTTCTTGGTATTTGTTGTATTCTGTAATATTAACAAACCTTTCTGTAATTGTGTCAGGTTTAATATTATTTAATTTTTCTTCTAATGATTTTATAGTATCTATTGGTAAATTTAATACAGGTTTTTCTTTTGGTTTTTCTAATAAATTTACTGCGGGATTTTCTTTTATTATTGGATTTATATTAGTTTTGCTAAGATCTTTATAGATATAGATATCCTTTGCTTTTTTTGAAAGTCTTATATATGTATTTATATCAATTTGTCCATCCCTAGTAGAATTTTGTAATTGTACTAAAAATCTCATATATTTTTCTAATAAATTCCAATATTCATTATCATATTTTATTTTTGCATCAAAAATAATTTTATACTTTTCATAAACTTGACTTGCATCTTTGTATTGATTATTTGCCTCATCATTTATTTTCTTGTATTTATTATAGTTTTCCATATCTACATACCTTTCTGTAATAGTATCCTGTTTGATATTATTTAGTTTTTTTTCAAATGCTTTAATAAGGCTACTTTGTTCAATATTTTTTATCACACCGTTAAATGTTCTTAATTTAACTAAACCAACTTCAGATTTTATAATTCCTGAATTTATAGGAACAACAGAATTTATTGAAATATTATCTTTTGCAAAAATAAGATTTGTATTTTGTAAATATTGTAATGGATTAAAATCAATTGTTCCCTCTTTACATATAATAGTCCCTTCATTAATAATTGTTGAATTATCTAGTTCATAACATTCACTAATTATTCTTTTCTCTGCAATTAGTTTAGCATCTTTATCAATACATAATAGTTTTGCACTAATGACTATATATGAACTTTCAATATGTGCATTATTTTGTAAATTTATTGTTTTAAGATTAAATTCTAAATCATCTGTAAAAATAGTTCCATTACCTCCATAATTTCCCTCAAAAAACTTAAGATATTTTCCATTTATTTTACCTTTATTTCTGATTATAGAATTGTAATTATAATTATGTATTAAAATATTATTGGCATTAATCTCACCAAGAATATTTATTTTTTGTCCATTATTAATTTTTAAATCATTTGATATTTGTAATTTAGTATCTTTTCCTATCATTAGATTTTTTATGAAAAGCTCAGCATTATTACTTGTGATCTTAGTAATTATAACGAATGAATCAACATTAATAATTGCATCTCCACCAATATCCATTGTTTGTGATTTAATAGAAGAATTTGTTCCAGTAGCTTTAAAAATAAAATTCTCAATAGTTTTAATTAATCCAGTATTATTAAGAACATTCGCTTCAATATTCATATTGTTTGATTTAATAATTGATGAATTATGAATTTTATTGGCAATAATTTTCATATATGATTTACTTTCTAATCTATCGCAATAACACTCTAAAACTTCTGTTTTAATATAAAGATTTGATGTTGAAATGATTTTTGAATTATTTTTAAAAATAACTTTTTTAGCATCATTAATTGTAATATTTTTCCCATCAATAGATTCTGTAATCTCTGCTTCACTAACATTAAAAGTAATATCATCTTGTGAATATATTTTTCCACTAATTTTCAAGGTATTAGTATTAAAAATTATTTTTTCTGTAATTATACTTCCAAAAGATTCAATACTATCTGATACTTCAGCATATAATTCAGATTGACTTTCAAAATGACCTTTATGAATCATTTTTTGAGATTGAATTTTCAATGAACTTGTTTCTGACTTAGTTAATCCAATACTAATAAAATTTTCATTTGATAAAACATACATTTCTAATTGAGAAATTAAATCACCCATTTGTAAAATATTATCCATCGAAATTAAAATCTTACCTTGTGATATTATTTTTCCATAAGATATTAATATTTTTCCAATAAAATCAATGTTTAAATTTGAATCAATTACTCCATAATTTTCAATATTAACATGTACACCAATTATACTTTCAGAAAGCGATGAGATTGTACCATTTTGAAGATTTTTTAAATTAATATAACCATTTTCGATTCCTTCTAAAATTAATGTATCATTTGATAAAATTTTTCCAGTATTAGTAAAATTTCCATTACCTTTTAATATAATCTTATCTGAACAAGTAATTGTTCCATAATTAATAAATTCATCATCCACATTTATTTTCAAATCTCCATTACCAACTGCTAAAAGTGCACTAATAATAATTGATTTAGCTTTTAATAATAAACATCCAATAATTGTTGAATCTTGTTTTAAAATAATTCCTAAAGAAGCATTTAATTCTGATTTTTTAATAGAATCTTGTAAATTTAAAATTCCAACTCCAATTAAATTTTCAAAAACTGTAACTGTTAGATTATTAGCAGTTAAGTTTTGAAAAGAAAAATTTAATGAATTTATATCAAGTCTATTTAAAATCATTGTTCCTTTAAAAATAATATTTTTTAATGATTTAATACTCAAATCAAATTCTGAAAAATCACATCCTATAAAAATAATATCTTCAAATGCATCTAAATTTATTGTATTATTATTTATAATTATAGTTGAAATATTATTTTTTTCTTCGTTAATAAAATTTATTTTTTTATATAAACTAAATAATTCAGGTTCTAACAAAATACAATATTCATTAGAATTCTTTTCTTTTTGTAAAATATATGTATTTTCTTTCAAGCATTCTTCTTCTGAAAATAGTACTAAATCTGTGCATAAATTTTTATTGTCCATAACTGTTTCATATAATTATATATAATTATATCTTTATAATTAATTTTTTATAATAAAATTGGATTTTTTAATAATTAGAAAAAGGTATGTATTTTCTGGAGTTTACGGATAAAGCTCAAGTTTACTACATATATTTATCTTTCATTATTAGATTGAAATGGATTTCCTTCACATAATATTATTATTTTCATAAAAATGTTTAAAATTTCAAAGAAATATTTATTATAAAAATATGTTTTTTTATAATAAATGACATATAATATAGATATAATTAATTTATTTCTAAACAAGTTTATTAAT